TTAAGAAAACTTGTAGTAAGACACCCGATACTTATCAGGGTCCAGGTACAGGTTCTTTATGTTGTAATCGTCCTTTAAATGGATATTGTTCTATACCATTTTATGGGTATCCAGTTGCTGGTGCGACTGAGTTATATTATAAAAATGCTCCTTTTGGTTCGGGTACTTTATTATGGAATTTTGGATCCACCACATGTGGTGTTGCTAGATTACCTTTATATGTTAATTTGCGCTATGACTCGGCTACTAGACCATTAGATTTTTCTGGTCACTGGGAAATAATAATAAACCCAGAATTTTATTTCAATAATGCTGATTATTATCCATATTATGTTACTGCATTAGGTCAAAATTTAAGCTGTACAAGTTTAGTTGATGGCCCATTAGCATATGAATTACCATTTATTAAACCAGAATTTTTATATTCCTGCACTAAAACAAAATTATTACGTGGTAGACATGTAACAACTTTTGAGCATGGTGAAATTAAGGAATTTGATGCTGTTGATTGGTTAAATGATGAGTTACGACTTGGTGTAGAAAATGGTACTATTTGGTGTGAAACGTGTTTGGATCCATTAGCATTACAATTTGCTAAATTAGAATATGTGAAAGTTTTAAAAGAATTAAAATTACGAAAATTTGTTATTGATGAACTTATAGCAAAAATAACAATATTACAAACAAAATATCGACAACTATATCAAGAATATTTAAATAGAAAAGCGTTCTTTATATCAAAGAATCCTTTTGATCCCGAAATACCAGGTAATATTTTAAACAAAAAGTCAGATTTATCTTTATTGAATATAAAATCTATAAAGAGAAAACCTATCAGGGGTAGTAGATATGAGGTTCTTGGTAAGAGATTGGGAATTACAAGTGGTGTTTCTACTTACATCTATAATATTTATTTTGATGATAATACATCAAGAAATATTGGTATTACTGGAAATCATCCATACTACGATCAAAAATTTAAAGGATTTACATTTGGTGCATATGCATCAAAAGCTGGATTTAATAGTTTTAAATTAGATTTTGCAGATTTAGTTTATTACGATAATGATTTAACTGTAAGAAGTATATTACCAGCAGAAATGGGGCTAGATCCAGTACCATCTCAGATTCCTGGATATTTAATATATGATTCTAGAACATTTACTTATCCTACAGGATCTCTGCCGGATCCAGACGGATCTATTTCTGATTATATCTCACCACAAACATTATCTTCCATAACTAATCAATTGAATGTATTCAAAGATGATGCCTCTAAGATACCATCTATTGAGAAAGAAAAAATAAGTTCTTACGTCAGAATAGAATTTATAAATCCGATAGGACTTGATCGACTTGCTGATTTTCCATCTGGATTTGTTCGTGATGCTGGTTCTGAATATTTTTTACCATATCTAGTACAGTTGACATCCGGGCCTAATGGAAGACAAACTATACAAAATAATATTGCTATAATTGGTATGGATCCATATGGATTTGATGTTGCTATCAAGAAGAATAAAACAAAAAATAATTATTCTGATTACAAGGAATGGGGAAATTATTGGTGGTACACACCATTTAATAAATTAAAACTTTCGACAAAAACAAAAGATATAGATGATATGTCTCTTTGGGCAGAGACATCATTTGAAAATGAAAAAACCTACTATGAAAATAATGGTGAGTATCTTTATAATGTTGGGGAAGATTTCACCGAATTTGATAATTTTTCTGGAGCAGTAAGTCCTGTATTTATTGGTCCATCAAGGAATTATGAATATGGTGCTTTTTATCCAGTTTATTATGGAAATGATTATTTTACATCACTAAACAAAGCAGTTGATAACATCAACAATAATTCTAAATATTATATCCCATCTGGATCTGAAGTTGTCGAGATTGATAAAATTTCAGATACAAAAACTATAAATTATTCAAAATATGGTTCTTATAATTTATTAGGATCACATTTACATTATAATATTAGAAGAAGTTGGTATGATTTTGCCTATCCATCTAAATTATATTTTGATACTTTATTGAGTAATATAGCAAATATTAATAATTTATCAGATAGATTTAATTATATTCCAACACCAACTATAATTAATAGTAATGATATTATTTCTTTTTCTGGGAATGATTTTATACAAAGTTTAGAAAATAGTATATCATTAAAAGACAGTACAGCATTAAGAACATTCTTAACTACAAATACAATTGATAATTTACATTTAAATAATATTTTTGATATAGAACAAATGACCCAAATTAAGGGGTTATCTAATTCTTCTAGTATATTTTCTGATGATATCGAAAGATATCTGAGTGGCGATTTGTTTATATATCGACCAGGATTGGTGACATCGCAGGTTTGGAAATATGATATATTTGGTGAATCAGAATATGGTCTAACATCTCCACCAACTTTACCACCAGAATATGATCTTTTTGATAACAATTTTGCTGCTCAATTTATAGTTTTTGGCAAATCTTCTATTACAAATATATGTAAAGAACTCGGATTGAAATGTTTAAATCCAAAAGGAAAGACTGATAATTCTAATTGTGAGCCAAATGATCCATATTGTAACTGTCCTGGTAAAAATCTAATACCGAAAGAACCAGAACCTTCTTACAAAGAACTGGCCATTGCATTTGAAGCGACCAAAGAATGTACTTTAATAGAAAAATCTTTAGGATCTGATTATCTTGGATGTATGTTGTCAGATCCAGATAATGTTGTGTCTTGCAATTGCCCAGAACAAGGTAGATATTATCCGACTTTCCTGAATACAATTCGATCAAATGCTACTTTCTACGTGACACCGCCAAAAACTCCATTGAGAAGACAAGCTCAAATGACTCTGTTCAATGCTCAACAAGCAATAATGACAGTTTTCCCAAATGATTCTCTGAAAATTGGTGATATTATAACCGTTGTTAGAGGAACTGCTGTTGATGGAAAAGATACAGTGAATGGTAAGTGGATGATTACTGGTATCAGTAGAGTGTTCAAATCATTCAATGTTGAGATGATGGTTATAAACTTATCACGGGATTCTATAAAAAAGAATAATGAGAGATAAATAAAAATATGAAATTGTTTAAAAACGTCTACTCCGATATACCGATGTTTTTTAGTAAAAATAGTTTTACTGGTGATGTAAATTTAAAAAAAGACTCAAATGCTATAAAGGAATCTATTAAAAATTTAATACTCACAATGAATTATGAACGACCATTTGATGCCGAATTCGGAACGCCAGCAGCAAATGGTTTATTTGAAAATCAATATGATTTTAGCTTTTATGTAGAGAATGCTATTGCTGCTGTGATAACAAGATATGAATCAAGAGTTGATCTTAATAAAATCACATCAACTTTCAATACCGATAAAACAGTTTCTGTGGATATTCGATACACAATACGAGAATTTCAGTTACAAGACAGCATGAAACTCATAGTAGAAAGAGCCAGATAATGCCATCATACCCAAATTTAACACCAGATTTAGGTAAAATAAATTTTAGTGATATTAAAACAAGTATCACTAATTATTTAAAGAACCAAGATTCACTCAAAGATTTCAATTTTGAGGGTTCTGTGATGCAGACTCTTATCAATACTCTTGCATATAATACTTATTATTATGCATTTTATGGTAATATGGTAGCAAACGAGTCTTTTCTTGATTCAGCACAAAGATTAGATTCTTTAATATCACTCACAAAGCCCCTCGGGTATTTTGTTCCACTTCGAACATCTGCAAAGGCAGTAATTAATATTTCTGGATTGGTTGCCGATATTCCAGAATTTTGCTCTTTTAGAGGATTAAATTCTGATGGAATCGTGTATAATTTTTATACAATTAAATCATATGATGGTGCTTCTGGACAAGTTTTGAGTGTAGAATTATATGAAGGTAATTTAGTTCAAAACTTAGAAGTTACAAATTTATTTGATAATATTAAACAAAGATTCTTTATAAATGATGCAAATATAGATGCGTCTACAATTAAAGTTAGAATAGCAAAAAATGGACAAAATACAACGACAGCAACCGCTACACCATGGACTTTAATTGATATTTTTGGATCTGTTCCAGCAGCAAATCAAAATGTCTTTTATCTAGAAAGAGCAAATAATGGTGTTTATGTTCTTTTTGGAAAAACAAATAGTTTAGGAAATAGTGTTGATGGAAATGCTGATGAAATCTTTATAGACTATTTAAGTTCTAGTGGAGTTGCTGCTAATAATATATCTGCATTCTCATTAACACAATCTGCCATAGCAGGAAATGTTGGTATTGGCTTAGTACAAAGTTCTCAGGGTGGTAGAAATGAACCTGATATTGATCTAGTAAAATTTGCAGCACCAAAAGCATTTGCCGCTCAAAATAGAGGTGTTACGAAAGATGATATCAAGGCATTAATTGCTCCATTTTTTGATTCAGCAAATGATTTTAATGTTTTTGGTGGGGATGAAATATTTCCACAAAGATTTGGTAGAGTTTTCTTTACAGCAAATTTAAATCCAAATAACGATGAGGATGCTTTAAAGATACAAAATATTTACGATATTTTGTTGGACAAGTGTGTTGTTACTGTTTTACCAGAATTTACTCTTCCAAAAAATCTTACAATTTTAAATGATGTAACTTTTAAATTTACATCCACTCGCTCTACGGCTTCAACAGTTGTTGATCAAAATGTAAAAAATGGTATCAAAAATATATTATTAACAAATTATAATTCTTCTGGTAAATATAATTTTGAATTCAAAGCAACTGATGCCATTGTTGATATTGAAGCAGAATATCCTGAAGTTTTAATTGAACCTAGTGATTTTAGAATTTATTACACAGAGACATTTAATACAAATGGTCTTATTACTATAAATTTAGAAAATGAATTAGATATACCATTTTTTATAGACTATGAAATTACTGGAGAATTTAAAAATAAATTTAATCAAACCGTGAAATTGGCAGTATATTACACCCCAGCACAAAATAAATTTGCCTTTTTCAATCTTAAAACTTTAAAGAAAAATTCAGATGGTACATTTAGTCCTTCTACGGAAGTTTTGGGTAGAATAAATGTTAAGAAAGGTATAATTGAGATTTATGATAAACGTCTTTCTGGAACTTCAGTGACCGTAGAAGTTGATTTTAAAAATAGTTACTTTAAGTCAAATACAAATAGTTTAGTCTCATTCATAACAAATTCAGTAGAAATTAACTAATGATTTCCGGTTTTAGCAACAATGCCATAAAAAATATAAATCATACTCTTGATGGGTTTCTTGATTCTATTTTATCTGATTATGATGATAAATTTGCTCAAAATATTCAGGAAGCAATAACAGAAAGATCTGCTACGAATAGTGACGTTGATATTGATTCTATTACAGGGACTTCGTGTACAACTAACTTTGATATTAGTAGATTGATTCCTCTCTGGGTTGTTAGAGAGAAAAATGCACTTGTTGCTGCTGGAGAAACAAATGCAATTTCTGTATTTGATTTTTTACAGAAATATTATGATTGGCTTTACTGTGATGGTGAAGACGGAGCACAATATTCTTTATCAAATAGTCTTTTAGATGTTATTGATGTTCAGAAAACAAGAGAAGAATTCTTACGCAGAATTTACTCTGTTTATTTTAATTCTTTTCCATACGATGATGTAAAGAATAATAAAAATATTGTATTTGATTTGCAGAATGCAAGAGATTTTATTGTAAATATAAAAAATTCTCTTCATAAAAGAAAAACTAATAAAGAAGCAATTCGCTATTTCTTTAATAAATTATTTTCTATATCTGAGGAAGATATAGAAGTTTATTTTCCAAAGAAAGATATATTACGACTTAATGGTGGGATGTTTGAGAATAATCAGTTTGCTTTCATATCAGCAACTGGTGATTACGAAAAAACAAATACCTTGGGATCTGCGTTAAATATATCAAGATTTCAGGATAATGATTGGTTCCATGATTGGTCTTATTTAGTATATTTGGGCCACACTCAAGATACTAAAGATTTGAAAGATGCTTATGTAAAATCATTACATCCAGCTGGATTAAGATTAGTATTTGGTAAACAAATAACGGATTATCAAGGCCCAGGAGTTCCAGATGAAGATTCCAGAATCTGTGAATATCCAATGCTTAAAAATTATGCTCCTTATCAAATGGGTTCTACATATCCATTTATAGGAAATGCTTTTGGTTTTAGTTTATTTGGTATATCTGGCTGTTCTGGTTGTCTTGGTACATTTACAACACCAACTGCTACATTAGGATTCACTGGCCCAACACATGTTATGCCAACATGGGCTGGTTTAAATCAACCATTCTTCGACATAAATATTTTAAGTTTCATTTATATGTGTTATGCCTCCGGTGTTACTAGTCCAAATGAATTTAAGACTTGCGAGAATTGCTAATGGCAAATAAATCAAATATATTAAAGAACTATTTACAAGATATTGGAACAAAAACTCAATTGTTCTTTATGTTTGGACAGACACCAAATACAATATCAAGTAATACTGATGATGCTGCTATTGATGTCTGGAAGAACGCTGATTTATCCTTTAAGGTAGCTAAAAAAGATTCTATCGCGGTCATACCAAACGTAACTTGGACATCTGGAAATGTCTATAGCACATGGTCAACAAAATCCGTTAATTCTGGATCATTCTATGCATGGAATAAAGTAAATGGTATAGTTTATTTGTGTGTGTCTAATAATTCTTTAAATAGAACAGATTTATTTTTAACAAATGCATCAACACAAATACCTAGCCATTCTTATGGATTAGCAACTTACTCAGATGGTTATACATGGCTTCCTTTATATAAAGTAACTGCCGATTTATTAAGATTTGTT